TGCAATCTTACAGCAGATATCGTGACACTCGATGGAGGAAAGCTTACGTCCAGCAGCCTCCCTAAAGATCTCTGTGGTAAATTTAAAGAGGTCAACAAGAGGGTCCGCACCAGATGCTCTACCTCCAAAAGTTTTAAGGGCTGCCCCTGCAGGTCGTATTCCACTGACGTCCCACTTTGGAAGCTGACCCGAATAGAGCAAGCTAATAAGTTCTCTGTAGGCTTTAGCCCATCCAATTTTGCTGTCAGCGACGTGTATAATGGTATCTGTTTCATGAAATTCCTCTGCTACCTCCGGTAATTTACTTACATATTGTCGTTCAACTGAATATCCTACCCCTGTTCCGCACATGAGAACATACATCATCTCATCAAAAGATTTTGGGTGGTCAATAGGTAGGTAGCTACAGTTAAAGCCAGCTACATTGTCACGGTCAAGAGCCTCACCAGCAGTCATCAATGCTCGCATAGACGGCATAACATCCATGTCGTGAATGTCTGAAAAGATACCGTTAGCTTCTTCGAGTGTTAGCTTACCTTTCTCGATCCAAAAGTTTAAATACCTGTCGATTGTTTCTTCCCAAGTTTCACGCCGCTGTTCCTCTGGCAGGTAACGAGCGTATCGTGACTTGTGTATATACTGTTGATATAAATCCATTAGTTTTCCTTTTCTCCATGATAAATAATTATTACTGCTTCACATTCTGAACAGGTTAAGTTTGTTTCAATCAACTCGTTGCCGTCCATATCTTCAACATCAAGATCACCTCCCCATATTAAATCCGAACTACACACGTAACATTTCATCTTTGTGCCTCTGAGGATTTTTTTTCTTTGGGGGTGCTTCGCCTTTTTGCTTAAACTTTTTTTTCCGGTTGAACTTATCAGAGCGTTCTTGTTTTCGGTCTATCATAGTCCTTCTTCTTTATGTTTTATATTAATCCAATCATCAGGTAAAGTCTGTTCGCTATACCACCTAAAGCCTCGTGAGGTTGCCCACTCGCCGTGAGATCTTTTTGTTCCATCTTTACGTCGCTTTGCCTGCGGCATCGGGGCGCTAGGATCAGAAAACAAGAAGACTAGCTCGTGATTTTTAGGCAGTGACTTGCTTATCCAAACGTATTTAGAGTATTCAGGAGCATCCCAAAACCTCCCTTTGGCTTCGAGAAGGATTGTCTTGCCTTTAATAACCTTAACGAAGTCTGCATGATACGTGTGATCTACAGTGTAGTCAACCTTTGTGGTGTGAATATCCCAGTTAGATAACGGTCCAGAGTGTAGTTTGTATTCCCACTGTGAGTCGTAACCGGGAGTCAAGTCTTTTTCTATAGGGCGCACAACTCTTTTTTTACGATAACCTTTTCGTATCTTTGGTTGTTTATTCAATGTAATACCGCTCCTCTTTTTTCTATCTCTAGCTCAAGAGCAGTATGAAGATCATAAAGTGCTTCATCTTCAATGGTACTAACATCGTTGCCGCTAGTGAGGTGTGCAGCAAACCCAATGATAATTATTTCAAAAGGTACTAAAAGTCCCTGTTTATCATTTTCCATGTTTGCATCTCAGCCTTAATATCTTCTAGGGTAAATGAATTAATAGGCCTGTCGGGGTTAGCAACCACAAGACCCTTTAGCTTTTTGCGTACCCACCGTGGAGAAAAGGTACTAAGAAAAAACTTGTTGTTGGAAAACACATGTGTCTGATCAGGAAGAAGTTCTTTATAATTATTTAAAGTGATCATCTTGGCTTCTTCTTCAGAGACTAGTGTGTGCAACCAAGCAACAAGAATATGTGGAACTTGCTTGTTGATTTGTTTAATTATTTTTCTATTCATAGCAAGATCTCGTCAACTCGTGGGGGTGCCACGACTTTAGTAAAGTATGTTGGTCCGTTTGAATATGCGTATGCTTTAAGCCCCTCACCATTATTAGAGTCTGAGTAACATTCAAACTTGTAGGGGCAATACGCACAGCCAGAAGGAAGTTTCATGTTCCCTTTCTTACCTTCAGGTATAGGAGCATAACATCGTGAGGGTGGCGTGTCAACAGAAATCGCAGCTTTAACCTTCTTTATTTTGTTTTTTACATTCGGCTTCTCAAGATCGTCGGGGCGATACAAACACAACTCACCGCTCTCTTTATTGATAACAAGAAAGCCTCCCTCGTTTGTGTTCTCTGCCGTCTCATATCCTGAGAGCTGTGCTAGATATCCAAAGGGGTCGTTATCGGCCAATGTACCATTCTTAAATTTGTTGAACGCAAACTTAGAGGCCGTTTTAACGTCCACTACCTCGCCGTTGATCTTACAGTCCATGTGGCCTTTAATACCGGACACGTCTATTTCTTTTTGTTCTGATGTAACCTCATGTCCCGTCATGCGGACTAACATCAAGACAATCTCTTCTAGGAGATGCCCATAAAGAAATTTAATCTGTGTTGCACCGCTTACTGTTCTAGCTGAAGCTGGTGTTCTGCTTTCATACCAAAGCTGTCGAAGAGGCCTGCCAATGTTTGACATCCGCAGGGTAAACTCTGCTTGAGGATCTCTTGGTGTAGCCCAAGATAGAATACTTTCTTTGATACGCTTAAGTGTATCGTCCAGTTCTTCTTCATCTATGTTTAGCGGCTCACCTATCGACAAGTCTTCAAGCTTACCGTAAATGTCTTGTATAAGAGTATCTAAGTTTTTCATTTTAATTCCATTTTGACTTCATCAAGTATTTGACGGGCGTCTTTAAGTGAACAATAAAACCACTCGCCTTGTTGGTTGAACTTACTAGCCAATAGCTGATGTGCTTTTGCTTCTGATGCTCGTCTGTCATTGACCCTGCAAAAGTATTGTAACTCAAAATCACGGAAAGGGCTAGAGGTCTGATAACTTTTTAATCTGTCTATTGCATCTACAGCCATGCCAACCTTTACCCAGCCCTCAAAAGCAGGATTAGTTATAACATAAACCTGTCCTTCCTTAGACTTTTTATAGTTTTTTAGTGAGCTAAAGGCGGCTTCTTCAAAGCCCTCGTATCGTCCGGGTTTATGTAAGGGGTGTGAGGCAGGAATATATTCACCATCAACCCACATACGGTTTGTATTCTTTTTCATGTGGGCTTCTAGAGTTCTTTTCGCACCGTCTTTTGCACCGACGTAAAAATATTTTCCGTTTTCTTCTACAATGTTTGTTTTATAGTTCACAGATAACCCCTTAGTGTGTTTCATACCAGTTGCTTCCGACATTATACTCTCCTGTTAAACTGCACTTTAAGTTAAAGTCATTACCAGCCTTCTCGATTGCAGCAATACCAAGCTCACCGACTTTATCTGCTACATCTTTGTGGGCTTCGATCTGCCACTCATCGTGGACGTTAGCCACAAAGTAAGCATCAAGATCTTTAATAGTCTCTTGAAGATTAACTACCGCCTGCTTCATAACAATAGCACCAGCACCTTGCAGCAAAGTATTTAACGCTGCGTGTTCCGACCGAACAAATAACTTACGTTTGTCCAGTCCCTTGAGGTATCCTCTTCGAGCCGCTCCCGCAACTCTGTCTTTAAGATTTTTAAATGCAGGGAGATTATCGAAGAAAGATTGTCTAAGTCGTCCACCATCTTTTGCGTCTCCTCCAACCACTGAACCAAGTTTAGCGTCTCCTGCTCCGTATAAGAGTGCATAGATGAAAGTTTTTGCCTGAGGTCTTGATTCAAGTCCCGCAGCATTTTGATTTGCTGTGTGTATGTCTCCGTTGAGAAGTTCATAAGTAAAGCCCTCGTCGTTCATGTAGTGTGCTAACATTCTTAGTTCAAGTCCACTGGCATCAATACCTACCAAACGATAGCCGTCGTCTACAACCCAGCACTGCCTACACTCTTTACCATATGGACTACTGGTGCTAGGTATTTGTGCCATGTTAGGACTTCTGTGTGTCATCCGTCCTGTCACTGCACCATTAGTATTTACAAAGCCGTGGATGCGTCCGTCGTCTCCAAGCTCTTTGAACCAAGAGTTTATTTGTGCAATACGCTTTTGAAGCATAAGATACTCAGCAATGATTGCAGCTTCAGGTATGTTTTTTACTTGCGATAAGACTTTCTCATCAACAATTGGCTGTCCCGTAGGCGTAAACTTTGTAGGCTTCCAGCCAAACTCCAAGAGATATTCTCCAATTTGTTTTCTAGAGCCAAGATTAAAAGGTTCAGAATCACGGCGAATAAGATGATCATTCGGATTGATACTCGCCTTCTCATACTCTTCATCAGACAGCCTAACCTTCCTTGTTTCTTTGTGGACTTGCGCCATCTTAGACAGCTTACCTGCTTTAGTAAACATAGGAACAAGCTCCATAGATGTTTCACGGGGCTTGAATGTTTTGTGCACTTGTTTTTCTGCTTGAGATAACTTACTTGTCAGCTCGGCCAGTAGTTCCATTGCATGTTGCTGGTCTAGTTTAAATCCTTTTTCTCGTTGTGTATTTAATATGCGATAGACTTCATGCTCTAGCCTCACTGCTGCTGGACCAAAGCCCGGCAACTCTGCTGTTGTGAGATGCCTAAATACTTTATAGTTTAGCGACACATCCTGCTTACAATACTTCATCATCTCAGGTGTATAGTATTCAAAGTTATCATACTCAATCTTACGATGTCGTAGCCTGTAGCCCCAGCCCTCAAGAGCATGTCCGCCTTCACGAGAAGGGTTGAACAATCTAGAAAGAACAAGAGTATCTACAATCTTTATGTTGCCATCATCAAGATCGACACCCGTTAATCTTTTAACAACTGGGATGTCGTACCCTAGAATGTTGTGGCCAATAAGTTTGCTAGCATTTTTTAAAAGATTTATTCCTTTATCAATACACTCAGGACCATACTCGTAAAACTTTCCGGTCTCTGTATCAAGTGCAACAATACAAAATATCTTTGTTGGTTGCAGCCCATCCGCTTCTATATCGAAAACATAGGATGTCATATTTCATCTCCAAGCTCATCAATCATTGTGTCAATATCTACTTCGTTAAGGCGTCCAGTATCTTGATCGTAGTGTAGATGTGTAGCTAAACCTACATCACCAGTGTACCTAGATTTTAAGACACGTACCTTTGTAGTTGAGGCAACCATAACATCGTCTGACTGTTGGTTACGCTCTAAGCTTATCACACAATCGCTCAACTGTGCAATAGATTGTGAGCCACGTAAATGATTTAGTGCAGTCTCAATACCGTTCTCATGGCCTCTGTCACCTTGGGTACGTCGAAGGTGTGACACAAGAATCATACCACAGCCGGTCTCTTCTACGAGAGTTCTAAGCCTGTGCATAATCATATCAATAGCTTTGCGTTCATCGGGATCGTCGGACAAAAGAACCAACATGTGAAGGTGATCAAGAACTATCCACTTACAGTCGCAGCCTATGATCATATAACGAAGCTTGCTGAAAACACTTTCAAGATCGTTCATGCCAAGGTGTCCATACACCCACACACGATCTGTGTTATCGCCTCCAAACATTTCTTGGTGCATTTCTCTGAGGTTGTCATCATCAAAAAGATTACGAACACTGTCAAGGTGGAGACGGGCATCGGCCTCGATAGATAAAATACCATCAATGGTTCTTTGCCAGTTCTCTTCGAGAGCCATAACTCCTACATTATCTTTAGTCTTCTTGATGAGCCAATGCTCTAACTCGCGAGTGACGCTGGACTTACCAAGACCTGTACCACCCGTCAAGGTTACTAGCTCACCAGCACGAAGACCTTCTAGCTTTTCGTTCAGTCCTTCCCAAGGGAAAGGCACAGAGTCTGTTCGTGTTCTTGTAAGATAATTTTCTAAGTTGTCAGAAACATTAAGAACGCCTGAAGGAGTATACTTCTTAGCGTTCCACCAGCTGTGGACATAGGCCTTGTGCTGTCCGGCCCGTAACATATCGTTAGCATCTTTGTAGTCAACGGGGACTTCCATTATCTTAGCTTTGCCGGGTCGAAGAAGTCTTGCTACTTTCTTTGCGGCATTACGGCCATGCTGATCGTTGTCAAAGTTAATAATAATATTATCAAAAGATTCTAAGAACTCTAGATTTTCTTTGACATCACGATCCGCTGACTGAGCGCCATTACGAATAGATACAACCGGCCACTGAGAACCCATTAGTTCGTAGGCTGACATGGCATCTACTTCGCCTTCAACAAGCGTTACATATTTACCGCCGCTCTGAAACAATTGTTGGCCGAACAAGCCGCAACTTTTAGCATCGCCACGCCAAGTAAAAGCCTTGTTTTCTTTTCGCACTTTAGTCCCTACTTCATCATTGCCAGAATAATAAGGATAGATATGCTCTACAATCTGACCCGTAGAGTTTTTAACAGATCGGACTCTGTATTTTTTTGCTGTTGCTAAACTTATACCTCTGTCTGTAAGGGGGTAGAATTCTCCGTTGGGTGTAGGTGTCTTCTGAAAGTTAGATATCGAAGTCACTTTATTTTCTTCCTTTGCTTTAGGAATAAAAACCCCACAGCTAAAACATTTGATAGATCCATCATCGTTCATAGCTGCAGGGTCGGAACCCCCGCACTCTGGGCAGGGGAGTCGAGTTTGAATAAAAGCCATTTTAATCCTCTACGATTTCAGCTTCCTCAATAAACATAGCATCTTCAGTAAGATACTCTTGAACTTTAGCGTGTAACGCAACTGATGCGGCTTGTGCAATAACTAGTCGATCTTCAAGTCCTCGCACATCTTGCTCTGCTAACACTAAAAGCTGGAAGGCTCTTTGGCCCTCCGGTGATAGTAGATTTACATCATAGGTTGTGTCCTCGTGGACATAAGTAATGTTACTCATTAAATCTCATCTCCTTCGTCTTCTTCAATGTCAAACTCAGCACCGTCTGGTGCGTCATACTGAATAAGATCTAACACTTGCATGGCTTGAAAGTCCAAACCCTTAAAGTCTTGACCGTTCCACTGTGTCTCCCATTCTTTAAACTGTACCTTAACATGAGAGCCGTTACCAACGGTAACATTTATTTCTCGCTTGCTTTTGTCATAAAGCTTTGGTGCTTCTCGAATCATACCACGAGGTCCGTCAACTTTACGCTTAATGATAAGTGCTGGACCCTCGTCCATGTCTTTTACTGTAAAGCCACGAGACTTAAATCCATCAGCTACCTCGTCATCGACTACAAGGTTAACTGAATAAGCGGGTGTGAATTTGGTGTTTGGTGTGGTAACAAACGACCAGTATGCTCGTCCTTCTAAAACTGCCATTGTCTATCTCCTGTGTAAATAAGTAATAAAGTTTGGTATTTGTTTGAGTATAAACTCTTCTGTCAGATCGACACCTTGATCGACGGCCTCCATCTTAATCCATGCTCTCATCAATGTCAAGCTTTCTGGTGATGGTAATCGTACACCCAACATCATAACGAAAGCACGTGCAGTAACATCTTCTAGTAATTCTTCCTCAGTCAATTCATTATATCCATACACCTCTTTTACTCCGGTAGGGTTGATGTTAAAAGAAGATTAAGTTTAACTGTATCTAACAGATAATTAAAATCTTCAGGGTTTAAATCAGAAGACATTGTAACAGCTCCCTCTGTTTCTGTCAACAGAATAAATGTACCTTGTGAATTATTACCTACTTCTTCTTGTAGTTTATCTACAGCCTTTAATATTTTACTGCAAAGATTTATTTCGGCTGGCTTGCTTTTACTAAAGTCACCATTAATAACTTTCATTGATTTACCTCCCGTAGCAGTCGATCAATATACCACTTGCACTTTCTAAGATCTTCAACGGGCTTTCCCTTGTAGTCGTAGCGCCATAAGTATTTTAATGCGTTACCCTTTAGGTAGCCACGAAACTCGTGGTCAGGCATGGAAGCCTTGATTGCTTCGATAGCCTCTACTGCTCCCATGTTATAATGGTCAGGCTTGCTTACAGGGTCAGGGTCTTTCCTAATAGAAAGATTAGCAAGCTCTCTTACCTTATCCCACTCCATTGGCTTTGCATCATCTATTGACATCAATATCCTCCTTCTCGAATGCGATTAAGTATATCATAGGTTTGTTCATAACTCAAGTTTAAAGCTTGAAGTCCTTTAAGAACTGAATCATAATCTGGATTAGAATTACAATAGATATTTACAAACACGAGGTCTGAAACAATTGCCTCAATTTCTTTTGTTTCTAACATTACTATCTCCTTTATATAAACTTACCTGTCAAAAATGAATCAATAAGTTGGATGCAAGAATACTGCAAGAACAGCGCACCTAAAATTCCCCCGAAAGGATACACTACATAGGCTTTCCACGGGTTGTCTCGTAGCCATTGTTCTAGTTCTTGATCTGTCATCATATTATATTTACATATTCATCATTGATAATTGTTTGAATATGTATATAACCTTCGGGCCAATATGTGTAAGACTCTTTTAAGGCCTTCGCCGTTCTATGTACTGAGGCTTCAAAGTGTTCATACATTCCCAGCTCTTCTTTATAATACCAGAATGGTATCCGTAAGACAGGCTCTGCTGGACCATGCTCCTCGTAGTATACTATAATTTCTGCATCGTTACCTATGGGACCATCATTACCAAAGTGTTTTGTGTGTTTGTTATCCGGCTGTTTCATAAAACTTCCTAATTAATTATGTGTCCAGCAAAAGCTGCGACAAACAAAGGTAGTATAAATATTGATAAAAATAGAAATTCATTTAACACAAAATTAATCTTGCTTTTCATTTTAAATATCCTTAAGTATTGCTACTGATAGTAAGAAAAAAGATATACCGTTTAACATAATTAATGCTCTGTCTTTCCAGATGACTGCAACCCAAGTCCATAAAGCTATGCCAACCCACCCAAATATAAGATCGTACATACGATAATCAGGTCCGGCAGAACGCATTGCTAAGCTACAAAGAACTATAATAGATGCAACCCACTTTAAATACCAATCAAAGTTATTTGGATACCAGTTCTTGTCCGGTTTGTTGCGACCCAGAGCGCGAACTGCTGGGTCTCCTCGTCCTTCACTGCTCATTATAAATCGCTTGGTAATGCAAGAGTTAAGTCAGACCTGTAATAATTAATAATTGAATCTGTAATCATAGATAAAAACTCCCGCTGTTCTGTTGCCTCCATCTTTCTAAATATATGTAAAAGTCCTATGCCTGTTGTAGTAAAGGGAATGTGTTCAATATCCAGTTGTCGTGCGGCCTCCTGAAAATCAGGTAGCTCCCACTCAAGGTATTTTAAAAGATCGACAATAAAAATATCATTGCTGTCCATAATATCTATTATGTCGTGAGGAAAATCTGCCCCGATACTTTCTGGTAAGATGTATAAATTGTCATCAATCTTTGCGTGTAACATATCATGCCGCCCTCAAATATTTACGAAGAGTTGAAATAGAATCTTGCTGTCGTTTGAACTGAACAGACGCAAGAGTATTTTTGTTACGAACATTATCAGCATGGGTAGTATAATCTGTTACTGCGTTATAGGCTGCCCATTCAGTATTACCAAGCCGAGGACAATATATATTCCTGTAACAATTGACAAGGTAATTAAAACCTGTGTTGTGTCTTTTGAGATGATTGCTGATATTGTACGGGTTATGCCCTTCTTGAAAAAGCTCATTTACTTGGTCTCCTACGCCTACAATATCTGCAAACATCTTCACTGCAGTTTCAGGCTCAATTGAATTACTATACATTTCTTTCCACACATCTCTTTCAGCTTCGAAAAAGTCCAGAGATTTTACTATAGTCCTTGAAGCTTTGTCAAGGTCTAAATTTGTTGTGTGATTACCTTTGAACACTGCGACCTCTCCAGAAATAAATACTTGGAGATTTGTACAGGCCGCTTGGATTGCCGCCGCACTGATGACAAACGGAAAGCTACTGTCAATAGATGTCGTAGCTAGCAAACCCAGTGAGGCGTTATCACCATCAGGTGTTTCATAGGTATGTGCCGGTAACTTATATTTTACAAATGATCTTGCACCGTCATGGCTTACTGCGATCTGTTCGCTGATGCCCTCAGTGTTAAGACCACTACGCAAGATTATTTCTCGTGCCGTCTTGATAACATCCTTTGGTGCTACCGCCTTGTGTCGAGACGAGTGAATACCTAAAGCTTGTTTAGTGTCGGTACGATAAGTCACCCACTTATCAGTTTCATGATAACTATAATCAGAACTAAATAACGCAGGCGTTGTAGCAATCTCAAAATCTGCGTCACCAAAGCCCCCGAAAACATCAGGGGCGCTAGAGTTAAACATACTTACTACGTTAGTCATGTGCTGTCTCCTATTAAGCCGCACGTTCAACGATCAATTGGCGTGGAATATCTACTAACTTTCGAAAGCCTACGGGTCGAGACTTAGAATGTTGAAGATAAAAACCATACTTACCAACTTGGATACTATAAAAACATTTGCCCTTTGAAACACTGTAGCGGTTGATTACTTTACGCTTACGAATCATATAGCTCTTGTTGAATAGCTTGCCTGTGTTCATGTTAACTCTCCTGTGAGTTTGGTAGTTTCGACGCCTCGTCATTTCAGCGCCATTACAAGGTAACAGAATGAAGGGCCGCTGTCAACCCCAATCATGTCCGTGTTTCTTTTTATATAGCATCTCGAAGGCATCTAAATAGTCCAAATACTTTTCTATTTCATCTTTGAAATACCTTTTATAATACATCTTCTCAACTCCGACAGCTATTTGTTTATCGTGAATAAAACTAAAGTCCCACGCCTGTTTTAATAAACTTAATCTAAAATCTTTACCCATAATTATACTCCAAAAAAAATAAAGTAAATCTTATATATACCACCCTTCCTACATTACCCGAACCTAATTCATTGTATCAAATAATTGTAATGCGCTTCAGAAACTTCAAAGCCATTGTTCCACGATTTGTCACGATCTCCTAGAAAATTACACCAATTGTTCCAAAGTTGTTCTGTTCCAATACTATGACAAATGTTTATGTATTGGTTTATTCGACTTGTTCTAATCGTTTGAGACTTCAAAGTGTTTGGAAGTTTTAAATGTTTTTCATTAATACCGTACATTCTAATATTATGAGTGTCGATACAACCAACAAGACCTGCGGTCAACTGGCAAACGAATCCAGCTTTAGCAAGTCCAAGCCCCGGCACTCTAAGAAATATTGTCATCAGCGTAGCTGCTTTATGAGCTTCAGATTTTTTAGAGTTTACAACCGCCATGAATTGCCCATACATAAAATCTTTACGAGCTTGAAGATAATTATATGTTTTCTTTTTATTCCCCCACAAGAAGCGTGAAGAGCCGCCAACGTCCTTAACATCTTGCATTTGATAACCTACGGTTGACCAGTTTTGTTGAATGCTGAGAGCCACCATGAGTATCACGTCTGATAGATTATTTGAAGACTCTTGAGCATATTGCTGGATTGCTGTACCGTGAATGCTATACATTTTTTATCTCCTGTAAAAATTTATTTACACTTAAATTAGAACCTGTCACTGCATCGTGGAACTCATAGACATCGGCCATCGTCCAAGATTGATTGAGCCTCTCGCCCCACGCCTCTACTAAGATACCACAGAAATCGTCGTCGTCAAGGCAGTAACGCACCTTGCGAGTGTAATTTAATTTCTTGATTCTTTGAAGATTACTCAAAACTATCGCTCCTTGTCTATTGTCAACCAAGCGACCAAGATAATTATACTAAATATTAACAATAAAAAATATAATAAATTAAACTCAATCATTTGAATGGACTCCAATGATAAAGCCAACACCCATAAAAACGGCGTTAGACATAAATAAAAAACCAAGTAAAAGAGTTGGGTCATTACACATCTTGTAAATCCTCACGCAAAAAAGAAATTAAAGGGTGATCGAGACCCGCATCAACGGGCCTTGCCTGAATTATTTCACACCACGATTCCTCGCAGTAATAAATATTATGAATCCAAACTAAACCGAATTCTTCAGTTTGGCAAACATCATTTACCTGTAACATAATATTATTTCTCATCCCAAGGTATCATTTTTTCCCAGCAAGGTGGACAATGATAAACACCACTATCAGCACCAATAAGTATTTCACGATCATCCGCATTTAAGTCAGGGAAAACGTGCTGGACTAAAGAGTTCCGATCATTCTTATATTCTTTCCAAGAATCTTCCGGGACATCGACGGCCTGTAAAGATTTACACATCATACATTCAGACATAACATACATTACATTAACTCCTCTAGTTCTAAATATTGGTCGTGGATTTCATCGTACCACTCATCAACTATATCTATACAATCTTCTAAGCTTTCAGCTTCAGTCCAAACATCACCCTTGTCATCCATGATGAGCCAAAAGAATTGTATATTCTTTAGGGTGAAGTAGCGATACTTGTAAAGTTTAGAATTTAATTTTTTTAATTTCATAATAAATCTCCAAGGGTAATCAGGATTGACAACGCACCGATGGCAATAACATTAAACGCAAGTATCAGTGAATTAATTATTAATAATTTAATCATAATATTACTCCTTAAAACTCAAAGCCAGCGAAGCATTCTGTTTTACCTTTACGGTAAACAATCTTGTTAACATCAAACCACGATGTCAGCTCATAAGCTTTACTGTATCTACAGTATTCACCTCGAATGTAAACATTTGACGTTGGCTGTCCTTTACGGACAAGTTTAACGAAGTCGCCCTGTTTAACATTTTTAATGTTAGTC